GCGTCGGTTCAGCACCCGTTCCCCACGCTGCAGGATCGTCGGGACTTCGTCGGGGCGGAGCCCGGCCCAACCGCCGGAATGCATACGAGTAGCACTAGTGAACGCGACCACGGGCACCTGCCGCGTATGGCCCGACAGCCCAACGATGCCACCCGCATGCGAGACAGCCGCCGCGACAGACCCGCCGCCAAAGATGCCGGAGAGCGCCGAGGCGATGGGCCCCAGCACCGCGCGCTTGAAGGACAGGACAGCCAAGTCCGCCAGGATCGAGCGTACGAAGCTTTTGAAGTCGAACTTGCCGGTCTCGACGAAGCTTCGGAAGGCGCTTTCCGCGCCACTGAAAGCGCCGGTCAAGGTTTCGCCGAGGCCTTTGCCCCAGTTCAGAGCATCCGTGGCATAGGCTTGAAGGGATTCCGACACTGCACTCCACCCGGTGGCGATCCGATCCCCGGCACTGCCTGCAGCACCACCGGCACGCCCCATGGCATCAGACAACCGATCTGCGGAAGCCGTGGCCTCATCCAGCGCCGCCGCACCTTCTTCACCTGTGCCAGCAACGGCATCGCGAAGTGCGCCCCAGGAGGTAAGTGGAGCCGTTGCACCATTCGCAAGGTCTGTGGCGGCACGCCGGTAAATATTGGCTGTTTCCAGTGCATCCGCCGCAATGCCATCAAGGCCAAGATCGGGAGCTGTGAGCGGATTGTCCTCAAAGGCTCGGCGAAACGCCTCTGCAGCAGCCGTTCCCGCATCGGCGGAGGCCCCGGCGAAGGGATTGGGGATATCGCCGAGGCTGATTTCGCCGATCTGACCAAAGGTGGTTTCGATGCCGACCGCCGCCAACGCGTCGCGAATGCGCCCGGTAAAGGCGTCGATCCGGCGGATCGCGCCGTTCAGCATGGCCTCGATGCCATCCAGCATGCGGTTGGCCGCCGAGAAGACCAGATCCCCGATCACATCCGGCAGGCGCGACCAGATTTCGCGCACGGCCAAAAGCGCGCCCTCGAAGGTGTTGGCGGTGGTGTTTCCAAAAGCCACGACACTCTCGATGGCTCCAGCCATGCCGGTCGCCGCATCGGCTTTGAGATCATAAAACATGGCTGTGGCACGCGACCCGGCCGCGTTGGCCCCCATTTTGATCCGGTCCCAGACCTCGACAGCGACATCTTTCAAGAGCCGCATGGCCTCACCAAAACCGCCTGCGCCGGAGGCGAGCCGCGTGAACCAATAGACCAGTTCCCCTGCGCCGACGATGAGGGCGCCGATGCCTGTGCGGATGAGTGCACCTTTCAGGATGACGAGGGTCGTAGCCAAACCCCTCACCGACAGGGCGGCCGCTGCCATCGCCGCGACCCAGCGACCCGCGAGGAAAGTGGCAAAGGTACCGGCGTAGATGGCCAGTCGATCAAGGTTGGCCAGGACCGCATCGAACGCCCGACTGATCGGGCTGGTGCTGGACGCAAGGGTGACAAACGCATTGGCCACTGCCTCCAGCGACGGCGCGAGAGCCACAGCAATCCGGTTACGCACTCCAGTGAAGACCTGACCGATGCTGACCAGCGCCAGTTCGGACCGGCGCATGGCGGCGATGGCATCAGCGTCGAGCACAGCCCCAAGGGCTTGCGCCTGTGCTCCAAGCCGGGTCATCTCCGCGCCGCCGTTTTGCAAGAGCGGGATCAGCCGCGTTGCATCTGACGCCATCGCCTCGAGATAGAAGGTCATCTCCTGTTGGCTGACGCCCGCCCGCTCGAGACTGTCGATATAGAGTTGCAGGGCTTCCGGCCCCGAAAGCCTGGCGAACTGGTCCGCCGTCACCCCCACTCTTGGCGCGATGTTCTCGAAGAAATCCGCCATAGGACCGCCGCCGGTTTGCAGGAAATCCCCGACGCGGTCGTTCACGTCCTTCAGGATGTCGGCGAGCTTTTCTTGTTCGATGCCGACGGTGGCCGAGGCCGCCGACCAGCGCTGGAAGACCTCCGGGTTTGCATTAGCCACCTGGCTGAGTTGGCCGATCTCGTTGGCGGCGGCAACGGTTGAGCGGGTCATCGCGACAACGGCACCGGCCAAAGCAGTTGCGGCAGCGGTCGCGGCGATCCGGGCCCGGCGCGCGAAGGCGGCCATACGGGCGTTTGCGAATTCCATTTCACGGCTGAGACGACCAAAGCCGCGCGATCCGGCCTCACCGACACCTTCCAACTCGGCGCGCACCTGGCGGCCGCCGGTCGCGGAGAGGCGGACGGAAACGCGCTTTTCTGCCATGGAAAGACGTCCTCAATGGATGACACCTCGTTCCCGATGGAAACGAGGTCAGGTCAGGCCTGATCCGGCCTGCAGGGTTTCGTTGATCTTGCGCACCATCACCGCCTCGATCGGCGGCAGGAGTTCCGCGAGGATGTGGGGCGAAATCCCGAGGGCCGCACCGAGTTGCAGAGCGGCGGTCATGTCCCAGCCAAGAACGGCACCGCCGCTCATCCCGCCGGCAATCCGAAGCTGACCGCCGAGGCGTTGAACCAGGTCCCAGACCTGCCAGCCCTCGAGGGTCATGGGATGATGGAGAGTGCGTGGGCATTCCGCACACGTAGACGAACAAGCTGCGCAATACTCACCGCCCCCGCCGAATTCCCACTCGGCAAGAGCGGTTAGGCGTTTTTTTCTGCGTCCAGTATCAGCGCGCCGGCGATGTATTTGGTCTGGAAGGCCTCGAAGATCGGCCAAAGCTCCAGCAGGGCGTCAATGCCCTCGGGCGTCAGGGCTAGCTGCTCGCCGTCCTCGTCGCCGACGCCCTCCCAGTCCTTTACCACGATGCGCGCCACGGCCTTGGCCACGATGCGCGCAAGATCGTCGTTGGAGGAGGTGTTGTCCGCTTCCGCCGCCGCTGCGACAATCGTCGGATCGCTTCGCGCGGCCAGCATAATTGCGGTGGTCAGCGGCTCCACAAGCAGGCGCACACCATGGCCGAGATCGAGCCACCGGGGTTCGGTGGAGAGGTTCAAGCGGAGCATGGTCAGTAATCCTCGCGGTCATTGGTCAGCGTGACAGTGCACATCCGGCCCGCGACCGGAGCGCTGGCCGCCTGCCAATCAAAAGTCGCCTGCACACCCTGCGGCCCCGAGATCTCGATCCGGGGACGCGGTAGATAGACGGCATGGGCTGTCAGGGTCAGACTCTCGCCCGTGGGCAGGGTATAGGAAAACTCCAGCTCACAGGCTTCGCCGTTAATCGCTTGTGTCACCAGCGTCTGATCGGCGAAGCGTACAACGACATTGCCCGTTAGCGCCGCAATCGACGGGTCCGCGCCATCGATCTTCCCGTCCGCCCGGATCGTCTCAATCCGGTCGAGATTGTTGGCATAGGTAAGGTCGGCAGAGACAACGTTACCGATGTTGGACCCATTCCGAGTGATCGCCCCGTTGAAATGGCCAAAGCGTTTCAGCGCGATATTAGTCGGCGTTCCGGCCGCGGTGCTCGTGGCGATCGCTTCGCCCTGCGCCACAATGCTGGCTGTCGCGGTCAGCAATCCGGACCGCGCCATCTGCCAGCTCAAGGAATCCACCATGCAGCCGGAATACATCGCATAGCGCGGCACCTCAGGCATCGCTGTTTCGACCGAGAAGGACGGCAGCGCCCAGTTTCCAGAGCGGAACTCGTGGGTGTAGAGCCCGGCGCCGGTGGTTGTCGGGGTGCCGAACGCAGCCTTGAGCCAAAAGCCGAAGGCTTCGGCATCGATCGGAATAACCACGTCGCCGTCTGCCGTCACCGCATCCTTGATCGGGGCCTGCGGATCGCGCCCATATCCCAGCAGTTCCGATGTTTGCAGCGGTTGCTCGGCCCCCAGCGTCGTGCTGGCAAAGGGCATCTTAGTGTAGCCGCTCGCAGGCGGCGTGCCATAACTCGTTTCGAACGCCAGCGCCATCTGCGCCCGCGCCCCCTGGGCTCGTGCCATGATTTAACTCCTAAGGTTTTCGGGATCAGACCAACGGCTCAGCCGTGGAATAGTGCAGGATGACCGGGAGTGAGGCGGATGAGACGATAGTCCAGTGGACTATCGTCCCGCCGAACGCGGCCTTTAGGCTCGCCGCGAAGTCACCCCAGCGGGTCAGTCGTTGAATAGTGCAGCACCACCGGGATCACGGCGGCTTTCAGGCTGGCCGCGCCCTCGACAGGCAGATCTACAGGCTGCGGCGCCTCCGCCTCGACCCAATCGCAGATCCCGCCGAGCGTGCGATCGGCGGCGAGCACCGTGCCAATGCTGGCGCACAGCATATCGAAAGCGCCATCACGGTCGGTGCCTTGCACGACCGCTTCTATCTCGGCCCGATGCTGGTAGTGGTAGCGCAGGGGCGACAAGGTAACCTCCGGCTCCCCCGGCTCGCCATCGCGCAGTATCAGCAGCCCCTCGGCCGGGACGCGCTCGGGCAGCACCTCGCCGCGCAGAGCGGCGGCGGGCAGCGCCGAAAGCCGCGCGTGCAGCGCGGTGAGGGTTTGTTCTCTATGCGAAGTCACGATCCTGGGCCTTTAAAGCGTTTCCTCACCAACGTACGATACAGGTATCCCATTCCAGGTTTGTATTGCTGGGTGGGCAGGTCTCTTCTGAGAGAAAAAATATAAGTGAAATCAACACAAAAGAGAGAAATACTGCACCCAAAATAATTGCGCGCAATCTAACTTCGGGCATCGATGCTGCTCCAATTTTTTTCAATGTAAAGTAAGTCATCTTCCCAATGCTGGACGGCAAGTTCCATATTTGGGAACTTCTTCCCACTTGATGCAAGAACGCGAATGACCCGATGAAGTTTACGGTATCGTTGCCTCGTATTGGGTTCGCCCCATTCAGCCATGTAGGCAGGCGAGGCAACGGGAGGTAAAGTACCAGACATGATGTAGTCTAGCTTTAATCTACGCTGCTTTTCAGGCGCACCATCGTTCCCAACCTTGTAACCTACTACTGACAGTACACCATGCTCGGGCGAAGTTGCTTTGTAGTCGCCCTTACGGAAAAGATGTAACCTGCGCGCCCACTCATCTTGTACAGCATCAATAACAAGAACAGCATCCTTGTTATCAGCGTTTTTTTCCAACAATGCTTGCGCATTACCGAGCAAACGCGCCAATGCATTGTCATCCATTTGACCAATTTTATCGAGAATTTTTGGCATCAGTTCATCTCGGTAACTATGCCTATTATTGGTTCTCCAGCTCTCACCAAAGCAACTCCCGCGCGCCCGCAAAGGCTCGCCCAATGATCTCCAGGACTGTCAAATTCCCAAATCTCGTCGTTCGGACCAATTTTCCCAAAAACTTCGTCCCATTCGGACCGCAAATTTACAAATCCACGTGCTATCTCACGGATCTTTTCATCGCGTTCACTTTGAGCGAACGCATTGGTATTCCCGGAAACAAGTCTCGTTGTTAACCATTCTTCGGGTATATTGGGGTCAACCATATTTCACCTCGCTACGCTGACGTACCAAGCAGAACAGTTGTCGAAAGGATTTTCAACTCTTTCGACTGGCCACCCAGTTCGCCACGATCAGCCCCGGCACCGCCGCCTGCGCGCGCTCCGCATCCCGCGCGAGGTCCAGCCGTTTTGGCAGCTTCACCTGTGGCACCAGCAGAAAAATCGGCACCGTTGACTTGCCTCGGCCCGTCTTGGACCGTGACGCAACGCCAAGCCCGCGACTGTTCAACCGACCATCCGCCACCAGGAGGCTCGGGCCGCGGCGCCGATAGACGAACCGTAACCGCATCCCGCGGCGGCGCTCCCATTCCCCGGGCGTGATGCGCCCGCCTTTCAGGCCCTTGCCGGCCGCCGCCGTCGGTATGGCCAGCCAAAAGCCGTCTTTCGAGCGGATCAGCGGGCCCGTGTCATGTGCCCCGACAATTTCTGGGGCCTTCGACCAAACGAGCGCGGCGGCTTTCAAGCTTTCACCAGCCTTTGGATAAGTCTGGCTCCGGATCGAATTTGCCAAGCGTCGGCCCAGCCCCGCTTGGGTAATCTGCCCACGCCAAGCGGATTTCAGGTCCGTTCCGGCTTCCCGCATTGCGGCGCTGACGGCCTTTTCGCCGGCCTTGATTTCGGCGGCCATCACGGCGACGAGGTCGGGTGTGATGTCGAGGCCAAATTTCATGCGGGGGTCAGTTCAATCGTCCAAATGAGCCGCTCGCGGTCACGGCGTGGCTCGCCCTGGATCAGGAAGGTTTCGTCCCCGATCAAGATCTGCTCCTGCGGCCGAGGGTTCGGAACATCCGCCACCCGGACATCGATCCGGGTGGTGTCAGAAAGCAGCCGCGCCGCCCCGAACTCGGTGATCTCGTCTGGGCGGCGCAGGATGCCGCGGGCACGGGTGAACTGCCCGTCGCTGTCCCGATGCCAGATCTCGACCGAGAGATTGGCATCGAGGAACAGCACCCCGAGGGCGTCGGCAAAGGCGCTCATCAGGTCCGCTTGGCCGAGCGCAGCACCTGCGGCCGTGTGCAGATCGGCAGCGGGTTGCTTTCGATCTCGAGACGCACCCACTCGTCCCGGTCGCGGTCGGGGATCATGCGGGCATAGAGCGGCAGACCCAGCGTGTTCACCGTCTCGAACGTGTCGGCCGGGGCGTAGTAAATCTCGAAGAGCCCCTCGACCCCTTCAGGGTAAAAATACGCTTTGTCGGTCGGCACGCCGAAGCCGAGGCCACCGCGGTAGCGGCGGAAGGTAATGCCGCCAAAGCTGACCTCTTCGCCCACGCGGCCGCGCAGATCGGCTGCGGCAGCCGTGTTGAGATAGGTTTCACGCACCTCCTTGTGGGCCACGAGATCGGCGAAGAAGGCCGAGCCGCATTCGGCGCGCAGCTGCACCTGACCCGCAGCAAGGCCCCCAAGGCTGTCCTCGACGCTCTCGATCAAGGCCTGGCAACGCTTGCGCAGTGCGCCCGAGGCGGGCGACTGGTTGTCGAGATCGAAGTCGACCTCGGCCGCCGGGGTGATGCCAAATTCGGTGTAGTAGTTGATGACCGTCGCCCCATCCTTCGGGTCCTTCACCACGCCTTGAATGCCGTTGAAGAGGTGGAACTCGAAGGTCGCTTCCGCGTCGTTGCGCAGCCGCCTCATCTTGACGACCACTTCGGACTGTAGCTGCTGGACAGCTGTCTCCGAGCCGAAGTCCCGGACACCCTGGATTTCTGAGGCCCAAAGCACGTCCTGCTTCTTGAACTGGCGGCATACGAAGGCGCGCATGTCGCGCCGCTCGGGCACCTGCTGCTCATAGGCAGAGCCCCGTTCCGAGAACGGGATCAGTGACAGCGTGCCATCGCGGCTTTCGATCATCACGGTGCGTTGGCGCACGCCGCGCGAGCCGAAGAGGCCAGAGCCCGACAGGATCGCCGGTTTGAAGGGGATGTTTTCCAGAGCCCGGGTGAGCTCGATGATGCTGAAGGCGTCGCCCTCAAAGATGTCCATGGTTGCCATGTGTGGGGATCCTTATGTCAGAGGGCTCAGCGCAGGATGATGCCAAGCGCGGCCAAAGCCGAAGTGGCAGCGGTGATCTGGGCCTCGGTCGCGCCATCGGGCCAAACGAGTTCATGCTGGTTCACAATCGTGGGGCCGCGCAGGACGACGACGCCAGGCGCATCGGCCGCCGAGGCATCGATACCGGCCCAGAGAATGCCAGCAGCATTTTGACTGCCGTTCGTGGCGGCGGGCGCGAGGGCCGTGAACTTGCCTCCGGTGGTGATCTTTCCGAGCACGGTGCCGGGCTCGAGCTTTCCAGCCCCGGAAGCGATGGTGATGGTTTCTCGGGTGTAGTCGCGGAGCACTTCCCAGACGAGGAAGCCGCCCGCGTGTTTGCCTTCAGTGAGCGTCGTCATGATACGTTAGCCTTTCGTCTTGAAGGTGCGGGCGATCACATCGCCCCAGGATTGGGTGGTGGCCGCGCGCCCGGGCTGGGCATGGGCGACGGTGATGTCGGGAGTGGCTTCGGCCTTTGCCGCGAGAAGACGGTTGCGGACCTCGTCGAGGCCCACGTCCTCCTCAAGGAACCGGCCCGCCATTTGCGGCTGACCGGCAAGCCTGCAGAGATCGATCACGGCGCGCGCATGGGCGATGGCCTCTGCACGCACCGTCGCGGTGTCGGCCATTGTGGCCTCACTTGCGGCCATGGTTGGCGCTTCCGCCGCCGATTGTTCAGGATCAGGCTGGGTGTTGGCGTCTGCAACACCCTCGGTTTTGGCCTCCGATGCTGGAGGTTCATCGGGTTCACTGGCTGCCTCGACCACTTCCGGCGGCGCGTTGCGGAAGCGCGCCACATCAAAGGAGGCGGCGAGTTTCACAGGCTCGGCAATGCGGTCGATGAAGCCCAAATCCAGTGCGTCTTGGGCATCGAGCCAGGTCTCGGCCGCCATCAGGGCGGCGATTTCGTCGTCGGCTTTTCCTGATTTCGCGGCATAGCCCTGGATCAGGCTGCCTTTGACCTTGTCGAGCGCCTCGGCCGTGGACCGCATATCCGCAGCCGTGCCCATGACCAGCCCCGAAGGGTCGTGGATCATCAGGAAGGCGTTTTCCGGCATGACGATCGTATCGCCCGCCATGGCGATATAGCTGGCCGCCGAAGCCGCAATCCCATCGATCCAGACGGTGATGTCGCCAGTGTGCCGCTTCAACGCGTTGTAAATGGCGACTGCATCAAAGACCGAGCCGCCTGGGCTGTTGAGACGCAGATCAATGGCGGCATCGTCGGGCAGCGCACCGAGTTCGGCCAGAAAGCCCTTTGCTGTGACGCCATAGGCGCCGATTTCGTCATAGATCAGCACTTCCGTGCCCGAGGTACGGGCACGGATCGTGTACCAGGATTTCATGAGTTTACTCCTGCTGCAGTGTCGTGGACGATCCGCTGCCGTCCTCGTTTGGGGTGTTCGGGTCTGGGATGCCCGTTGGTGTGGCGCGCGCGCCCTGCGTCTCGCCGGGGCTGGCGCGATAGGTTAGGCCCAGGTCGGCCGCGCGCTTGGCGTCAGAGGCATTCTCGCGATCGACCTCTTCGATGTCGTAGCCGGTGGCCTCGACGACTTTGCGCCGTGACGTCAGCCCAGCCTCCATCGCCAGGACCTGCGCTTGGATATCCTTCAACGGGTCGACCCAATCCCACCGTGGCGGGATCCATTGGACGGGTCGCGCGACAACCGGATCTGCATCCAAGGCGCCTGAGAGCACGGCCGTTTCCAGCCAGCGCCGCCAGATGGGGCGGCATAGCTGATGGGCGATGACCCCGTGCTGCAACTGACCTATGCGGCGACGGAACTCGACCAGTTCTGCCCTCAAGCTCGAATAATTCGCCTGCCGAACATCGCCGGTGACGAGATGATAGGGCAGCCCCAGCGAGGCCGAGACCGCTAAGAGCGTGCGATACTGGAACGCCTCATAGCCCCCGCCGACATCAGCGGGGCTCGAGAACTTTACGTCCTCTCCTGGCAGCAGGACCTGCATGGTACCTGGCTCTAGGCTGGCTATCGCGGCTCCGTCGAGATCGGCAGCCCCTTCGCCCATCATCGGGTCTTCCGGGGCCGTTTTGGTGATGAAGCCTGCGAACATCGCCGCGGTCTTCTTCCGGTCGAGTTCAGCGTCGTCATATTGGTCCAAGAGGAAGAGCCGCACCATCGCAGGCGCAACATGCGGCAGGCCCCGGATTTGCCCCGCATCAATGGGCCGGTAGATGTGCAGCACTTCCTCGGCCGGCACACGCACCGTCTCGGGCACAGCCACCCGCTGGTCCGTACTGTCGCCCGGATGGCGGCGGCGGAAGTGATAAGCCACCCGCCGCCCGATCAGATCGAACTCGATCCCGCAGCGGATGCGGTTTCCATTTGGATCGGTCTCGGTTTTCTCAAACGGCAGCATCTCGGATTGCAGAAGCTGCAATTGCAGCGGCACCAGCAGCCCGTCTTCCGCACGACGCGGGCGCAGGCGCACAAAGCATTCGCCGGCGACGAACATCTCACGTGCGACCATGGCCTGAAGGCCGTAGAAGTCGGTCAGACCATCGGCATCCGCCTCATCTGTCCAGGCGAGCCAGAGCTTCTGGACCTGGTCGCGCAAGTCGGCATCGCCAATGAGCGAAGACGGCTTGATCCCATCGCCCACCAAATTGGCGGCGAAGGCCTCGCAGGCGTTCGCCGCATAGCCGTTGGTGACAACCAGCTCGCGCGAGCGGGCTAGCAATCGCGGACCGCCAGAAGCGACCAGCGCGTTGATGTTTTCCAAGGGCGGGTTCCAACCGCGCAAACGCCGCTTGGCCATCGCCCCCTCGAGACGCGCGCGCATGGCTTCAGGGCCGCCGGTGGCCCGACGGCGGAACAGGTCAAACATCCCCATGGCTGTCAGAGCCCCTTGGCCGTCATCACACGGACCTGCCGCACGATCCGCCGCCCCTCGGCTGCCGCGATCTCGCGGTCGAGCGCCTCGATGGCCCGGTCGATCTCTGCGACGGAGCGATAGTCTACCGTCTTGCCGTCATAGCTGACGCGCGCCACGCCAGAGGCGCGTTGCGACGTCAGAGCCTCCCGGCGGAGTTTCAGTGTCGCCAAATCCGCCATGCCCAAACTCATCCCATGTATGTTGACCGCGCAACGCGGCGCACCTGTGCCTTGCGGGCCAGTTGAGGGCTCCCGGCAGAGGTGGTGCCCTTGGCATCAGCGACCACAAACTGCGCTGCGAGTTCTTCCCACCGCGCGTCTGACCAGCGGTCCGCGCCGATGATCCAAGCGGCCGCGCGAGCATAAACCCGGCAGTCGAGTGCCTCGTTGCGTTCCCGCAGCTTTTGCCATTCGAGTTTGGCAAAGCCGCGCTTGTTCTTGACCGTGACCAGCTGCTCGGCCGTCAGCTGCTTTAGCCATTCGGCGTCAACCCAGCCCGGAAGATGGAGAAAGCCGGGAGGGAACGTCTCCACATCCGCCGGGCTGGTTTCCAACGGATCAAGCCGCAGGAAGCGATAGGTCTCGGCCTTAAATGTCGAGGTGGCGATGGTCCAAAGCCGTGCCCCGCGGCGCAGGCGTTTCCCACCTATTGTGGCGTCCACAAAGGTTGGGCCTGTGACGGGGCTTGCCCTGTTGAATCCCTCAAGGCCTTTGATTGGCGCGACCTGTCCAAACCCGACCTGCCGCGCCCAGGCGTAGACGGCCGCCGTTTCATAGCCCGTGTCGATCGCAAGTCGCGCGATGGTCATTGGCGTATTGCTCGCGTGAACCCATGTCCGGCCCAGCAGATCGGTCAGTTTTTGCCAGCACGCCGGGTCGCCAGGACCGCCGTCGATGACGATGTGGTCAATGAGCCAGCTTTGCAGGCCCTTGCCCCATGCCCAGACATCGACCTCGACCCGGTCCTTCTGGACGTCGACCCCAGCGGTAAGAAACAAACCGCCCGCCGGCACCGTGCCTGCGCGCCAGTCTTCCTTCAGCCCCTGCAGGCGCTGCCAATCCGGGGCCTCGCCGCTTTCCATCCAGGTCTCGCCGAGGGAGGTGTTGATGAAGGTCTTCATCGTCTCATCCCCACCGGCGCGCGCCGATAGAAACGCCTTGGCCATGGCCTCAAGCCGCACCCAGGGCGAATAGATCTCGTTCAGATGGAACCCTGCCGTCCCGTTGAACGGCGCATCCGCGATCCAGCGTCCTTTGGAGATCGCGGCCCAGCGGGTCTCGTCCTTCCACGCGACGTCGCAGTCGGCGCAGTGGTAGCGCGCGGTTTCGGGGCGATGGCCGCCGTTCTCATCTTTTTGCCATTTCACCTGTCCCCAGGTCAGGATTTGTTCATGACCACACACCGGGCACGGCACCCAATACCGACGCTGGTCGCTTTCCTCGAATGCCGCCTCGATCCGGCTTGCGCCCTTGTTCGTCGGCGTAGAGACCAGCACAATCTTGCGGTTCCAGAACGTCACCGTCCGCTTCTTCGCGAGGTTCACCGGGTCGCCTTCAGCGCCTGCGCTGAACGGATAGCGGTCGACTTCGTCGCAGAGGAGCAGCCGGATCGGTCGGCTCGCAAGGCCAGAGGGCGCATTGGCGCCGACGATGGTGAGATGCCCACCCGGGAACCGCTTGTGCAGAATCTTGTTGTTCCCGTCCCGTGACTTTGGGTTGGCAATCTTATCCTGCAAACACGGCGTGTCCCGTGCCATCGGCGAGAAGCGGTCCTTCGACCAGGTTTCGGCATCGCGCTCAGTGGGCATTACCACCATGATAGGCGCCGGATCGTGGTCGATGTGATAGCCGACCATGTTCAAGATCGACTCCGACTTGCCGATTTGACTGCTCGACATGATCACGACGGTTTCGGCCGCCGGATCCGAGATCGCATCCATGATCCCGCGCTGGTATTCGGCGCGGCTCGTGCGCCATTGGCCCGGCTCGGCGCTGGCTTCAGAGCTCAGCCTTCGGTTCTGATCGGCCCAATCGCTGATCGTCAGGTCGGGCGGAGGCTTCAGAACTGCCAGTGCTTTCGCCACCGTCCGCTTCAGGATCGGTGACCCCTGCAAGGTCAATATCGGCTGCAAGTTCAATGTCTGGCTGCGCGAGATCATCGAGCACCTCGCGGATGGCGGCGCGGATCAGGGTCCGAGTGTCTCCGACGGTGGATTGTTCAAAGGCCTGAGGTGCCAACCGGTCCGGCAGGGCCAGCAGTCGAGTGCGCAAGAGCGCCAGCACTGCAATCCAGGCCGCCTCGATCTGGTCCGCCGCGATCAGCGAACGGCGCTTTTCCTCGGCCTCCATTTCGGCGAGGTCAGCGCGTGCCCGAATGAAGCGCGCGCGTTCAGCGGCATAGTCCGGTGCTCCCGCCTGCGCCTTCAGCGCCTGATCGCGCAGATAGCGCACATAGCCCCGCACGGAGCCGATCAGATCATAATGGCCACGCTCAGCCTTCGGGATTACACCCTCGCGGCTCAGTTGTTGGACCCGCCGCTCCGAGAGGTCGAGCAGGCGCGCGATCACGCCGATGGGCTGGGTGGCAGATGACATTCGCAGACCCCGAGAGTGCAATTAACCGCATGTAATTGCGTCGAATTCTCTGGATAAGTGCGCCCACCAGAGCGAAGCTAAAGGCAGCAAATAACGCAATTCAGGACGCATCGAGATGAGCCGCCACCCCACAGCCAAAGACGCGTTTATCGCAAAGAAGGCAGCGATCGACACCATGCTCGCGCGGCTACAGGCGCTGAGCGACGCGAACTTCGGCTCCGACCCTGACGCCCTGCATTGGGGCCATGTCGGCAACCTCGACTATTACGCCGAGCTCCTGAAGCGCATCACGGACAACGCCTTCAAGGAAGGCGAGCACGCGGAGTGACCCCCATGGAAACCACCAGCATTCGGCTCCCCATCCGGAACCTGCCCGAGCACTTTGATCGCAGCCGCATCACCGTCGTCCTTGAAGAGATCGAGATGGCATTGATGGACGATGGGGGTGTCTATGGCAAAACCTTCGCCGACAGCTTCACGATCACGGTCGAGGTTCCGACCCATCAGCTGATGGATACGGCAAGCTGCCTGAAAGACCTCGGCCTGATCTAGACCTCGAGTTACGCCACCCGAATGGCCTCGAAGAGCCGCCGCAGCAGGAACGAGCGGATTATGCTGACGCAGGTGAACAGCAAGCCCATTTGCAGATTTTGCGCGAGCGTCGTGTGCAGGCCAAAGATCGGGAAGATCAGGATCTGCGTCACGACCGCGACGCCGTAACCGACGATAACGTTGGCGACGGCCTCGACCAACGACATTAGGCGAGACTGTTTCATGCGGACACACGCTCCGCCCTCAGAGTATCAAAGGTCGTATCGCCTCCGTCCAGAATGGCCTGTTTCCCTGTGAACTTCTGCCAACGCTGGACGGTCACATCGACGTAGGTCGGGTTCAACTCGATGCCGTAACAGACCCGTCCAGTCGTCTCGGCTGCGATCAGCGTCGTCCCCGATCCCATGAAAGGCTCGTAGACCGCCTGACCCGGGCTCGAGTTGTTCAGGATCGGCCGGCGCATGCATTCCACGGGCTTCTGCGTGCCATGCACGGTCTTCTCGTCCTGATCCTTGTTGGCAATCTGCCAAAGCGTGGTCTGCTTGCGGTCGCCCGCCCAGTGGCCCTTGCCGGATTTGCGCACGGCATACCAGGCGGGCTCGTGCTGCCAGTGATAATCCCCGCGGCTCAGAACCAGCCGATCCTTGGCCCAGATGATCTGGGACCGGATGGTGAAGCCCGCGACCTCGAGGCTTTCGGCCACGGTCGCCGCGTGCAGCGCGCCATGCCAGACATAGGCGACATCGCCAGGAAACAGGGCCCAGGCCTCGCGCCAGTCAGCGCGATCATCATTCAGCACCTTGCCCGTGCGTTTGGTCTTGGCCGCCCCCGCCTGGTTGCGCCAGCTGGGATCGTATTCAACACCGTAGGGTGGATCGCTGACGAGCAATAGCGGCTTTACGCCGTTCAGCACTTTCTCGACATCCGTGGCAACCGTGCTGTCGCCGCAGAGCAGCCGGTGGTTGCCGAGGATCCAGAGATCGCCCGGGCGGCTGATCGGATCCTCGGGGGTTTTCGGAACATCGTCCTCACCCTCTTGCGAACCCGTGCCTTCCTCAAGGCTCGACATCAGCGCGTTCAATTCGTCGTCTGTGAAGCCCGTCAGCCCGAGATCGAAATCAGCCTCCAGCAGGTCCGCCAGTTCGAGGTTCAAGAGGTCCTTGTCCCACTCAGCGTTCTCGCTGGAACGGTTATCCATGATCCGGAAGGCGCGTGCTTGGCTGACCGTCAGCCCCTTGGCGACATGCACCGGCGCGGTCTTGAACCCGAGCTTGCGGGCAGCCTCTAGCCGGGTGTGCCCAGCGAGAACCACCATCGCCTCGTCCACGACGATAGGTTGACGCCAGCCGAACTCCTGGATCGAGGCCGCTACCGTGGCGATTGCCTGCTCATTGCGGCGCGGGTTGCGCGCATAGGAAATGATCTGCTCGAGTGGCAGGTCGACGACGTCCATGGTGATGTCCTTGGGGATGTTTGATGCGCAAACCCGGGCTCCGCAAAGCGAAACGGGTCTGAGGCCCAAAGCGAAATGGGGTCGGATCCCCGTTTCGGTTCAGGCGAAGGTTTCGAGGCCGTCAGGCCTTTGTTTTGTTGGGGTTCGGTGCCAACCGAAACGAAACGGGTATTTTCAGGGGTGTCACTGGGAAACCCTCGGGCCTCGCCCCCCCGAATACGTTCACAAACAGAAGGGACCCGTTTAATTTCAATGGGTTACGATGCATAACGTTTTGAGCGGAGACGGTTTTTTTGGGAATCCGGTCACCATTTGCCCTGTTTCAAACCATCCTCGCTATCGCGCGCACCTCTCGACTTACCATTCATGTACCGACGAAACTGCAAAAGTGTCTGGCAGTTTTTTGAAATAATTCGATTTTTTTTAAAATGCCGGATCATCGGCACGCGCGAGGTCAATCACCTGCTGCATTGAGAGGTGCTGGCTGATCTGCCTGCGGTTCAATTTGTGCGCAATCATGCAAAGGCCGAAGACCCAGTGATAATGCGCTGAAGATCGCTGCAGCCCCACTGTCCGGCACACGTCGCGCCAGCGATGACCATAGGCGCGCAGCCAGACGATTTGGCCATCAATGGGTTCTAGCCCTGCGGTCCAGGTCAGCGTTTCCTCCATCCGGCTGATAGAAGCAGGCGATGGCAGCACCCGCATGGGCTTGGGTTCCTGTCCCACCTTGTCAGCAAAGCTTTGCACTACGTCAGGCCATGTACTGAAGTACCCCGAAAGCCGAGGCTCTGGCAGGCGCTTGAGAACGAAGGCCGCTTCTGAGAGGCGGGCTTCTACCAGTTTTGGTGTCCAGGCACTCATCGGGACGTCTCCTCGTTCCTCTTGCCGTAAAGCTTTTCCCCGAGCTGGCGGACGAGTTCACGCTCGGGCCAGGTTAGACGGTCATCATCGACGCTGACGGCCAGAAGGCCGGTTTCTCGCCAGCCATCGCGTTTGACTTGATCAGGCCCTCGACGAACGCCGCCATAGCCCGGAGGATGCCACCGCATGGATTTCATCGGGACACCTCCGGAAAAAGGGCCGCGTATCCGATAACGTCGATGATGCTGTCCTCATGGTCTGGATCATGCGCCAGACGGACGAGCTTGAGATCAATCATGCACAGAACAACCTGAGCCGCCGATACAGGGCGTCCGAGCGTGAGCGTCCAGCGGGCTGCAATGGCCTCAAATGCCAGGTCCGCTGCACCATAGGCGTGGCCACGTTCCTCCAGAACCGCAGCCGCCTTGTCTAGAAGAGAGGCGCTCATGCGACACCGCCTTGGGTCTCTAGTGCCCAGTGAAGGATTGCGATGGCGTCCGCCTCGTTGTCATCTGCCGGGCTGTAGCCACGTGCCTGAGCCGCTGCAATCAAGGCCTGTTTCGTGGCGTTGCCCTTGCCAGTTGCATGGCGTTTGATAGTGCCCACCGGCACACCCTGATAGGGCACGCCGCGCAGCTCAGCCCAGGTTTCCAGCGTGGCCATAAGACCGCCATAAACATGCGCTGCATCTGTCCCCAGGTGCCGGCGCACTTCTTCGAAATAGATCGCCTCAATCGGACCAGACAGACGATCAATCTCAGTGAGCCAGTTGGTAAAGCGCAGGTAGCGCATACCACCGCCGTCATAGCGCCCAGGCTTGAAGCTCACTGTGCCGCTTGTGATCAAACTATCGAACCCGCGCAGCGCCCAGCCGGTCGTGGTGCCGAGGTCTAGGGCGAGGACCGCCGTTGTCGCGTCCCTGGTATTCTCAGAGTGATGTGACCGCGTTTCGGGGTCTTTAAGAGCAATCCCTCTAAACCCGCGTTTTCGGGAAGTCTTGTGTTTTTGAAATCCGTGCTTTGCCAACTCGAGTGCAAACAGTTTAACTGAACCCGGGTAGCAGCCATGACCGCCAGCCCAATCTTGCCAGTTTTCGAAGAGCTCGGCCGTCATCGTACAGGCAGCGTGGTCGAGATCGCAGCGCTGTCGTAGCCACATTTCGACACTCTCTGCGAACGTCATGCTCGGAGCATGGGGAGCAACACCATTTACGGGTTTGACAGATAAATCATTATAAGACGTAGACACGCGCGCATGCGCGCGCGTAACGCCTATATAGGGGGCACCCGTCAAACCCGTAAATTGATCTGTTTTTATTGACATTTCATTGTTCCTTTTCGAATAGATCATCTTTGATGCTTTGAGTGCAGATCCCGCGAAATCCGCGCGCTTTGCCGTTGCTGTGTTTCTCAAACCCGCGCGTCGCCAGCGTCTCGGAAAAACGCTTCATCGATCCCGCATATTCGCCGTTTGCCTCGGCCCAAGCCTTCCAGCTGTTGAAGAGCTCTGTGGAGCCTGCCCAGAAGGACTTGTTGCCAGTCTCGCAGCGCTCCTCGATCCAGCGGCCAAGGGCGTCCTCCGCCTCGAAGTAATCCTCG